AATTCACTAGTGATTGGGGGGGTATCTATACACCCCCCTACCCTAAGAATTATGATGCCTACTCCCGCGTGGATCCATCCGCGGGTTTCGTTGCTGTGAGTTACTCAGTGTTTGACAGCCATCAACACCGGACCGCTGGTTTTACGTCTACAGCTAACGACGACCTGGGTTATACTCTAACAGGCTTGGAGTTCAGTATGCTCGTTATTTTAAAGTCATAGAGCTTAGACTACCTGGGTTATACTCTAACAGGTTTGGAGTTCAGTATGCTCGTTGTTTTATAGTCGTAGAGCTTAGACTATGAGTCACCCTCCTTGCAACTTTGCAAGAACTTTTGAGCAGCAGTTTTACCAAGAGTTTGTCTGGTTATTTCATACTGCTGTCTCTGAGCTGTAGTCAGGCTCGCCAAATCTTTATCCACTCGGCTCTTTAAAAGACCTCCAGTCAAGCGACTAGAAATCGAGCTACGAGCATCAGAAGGCGGTTTAGCCAATTCCTTATCCTTGAAAGGAGTGAGGGGCGAACCTGGGGGATCCCATTGAGTGCTACTTGTAAGCAAAGAATCCCCAACTTTCTCAGCTGGAGGGGGGAGAGGTGGGGGCATGGAGCGCCCTCTTAAGTTACCTCTCAAAGTAGACCCTGAAGCTACAGAAGCTGGGCCTTTACTAACGTGACTTGATTTGAAATCCCGAACGTGTTTCCAGGGATCCTCCTCGATCTTATTTTGAGGAGTTACATCTTGCAAGTAGGCTGGTTCAACCAATGTCGTTGCTATGCCTCTGTCACGAAGAATGTAATCTTTATCAGCGGGGTTGTGAAGAGGTATTGCCTCTAAGTTCATCCGCTTACCAGGGACAAAATTTGGCTCATCAATAAGCTCATCTTCAGAATCTTCAAGACTCAATGAATAGTTAAGCTTGACCCTGATGTCACTGCTAGGGTTTGTATCGGGTTTTCCTTCCCTCAGCGTTTTACCTGCGTCCAGGGGTTTAGTATTCCAGTTTTCCTTCTGGGGTTTGTTCTCGGAGTAATCCTTCTCCGGATCCGACCGCGTCGTTTCCCCCTTACGCGGTATTCTTCTTGGTGCATACCCCTCATTATCTTCATCTATAGAAACAGAAATGGCTCCCCACTCACAATACTTCTCCGTATAATTTCCGTATGAAACGGTGTAATTATAGGAGACATCTTTCTGAATTGGGGGGGGATAAATCATCCAGCTTCCTTCCTCGTCATCACACTCAAGTTCGAAAGAAGCGAACCAATCTACTTCTACAGCCCGGGCGCTATCAAAGGATTTGCCATTCATTTTCGAATCCGGGTGCCCCGCCACAAAGGTAGTATTCGTTTGATAATTCTTTATCTTGCAACCTTTGTAATTCCCCACCGTCCAGCCACGTTGCGAGACATCATAGGCAATATTGCCAAGCCAACTCCCATCCAAATCGCCGCCAATATGTTTGACGACAAACTCTCCATCGGCTTCAAGATAGACGTGGAACTTTCCTTTGTCTGCCGGGATGGTTAAGTATGTTTCCATACAACGCCGATCATTCCGAGAATAACCAGCTTGGAGGTTGACTTTGTCCCACTTCTCATCTTCCCACTTATACATCGAGACAAAATTCAAAGGGCGAGAGTCGATATTTCTATCATTCTCTGCCGTGAGAATCTTGTTCTGCGGGTTGCCTTCATAACCCCAAAACCGGCTTTTCGCACAGGGTTGAGGGGTTGGTGGTGGTGGCTCAGGACCAGGTTGGGGGGGGGGGGGGGTACTACCTTCTACCTATTTGGGGTTGTGCAGTTGCACAGTAAACCGGATTTGGAAAAACCCAGCGGCAACGCCTTTTGTTCCGTTACCTTTATAGAGCAGCCTGAATTGATCTTCAGATGTATCGTGCCACTCTACCCCATTAATCTGCGAAGCCCGAAAGGTCGCTTGCCCGCCTTTGGTGACGGGGAACTTGCGCAGGGTGGATTGGAGACTAGTAAGCTTGCAGTGGGGGTCCAGCTCGTAAGCGATGGAGCCTTCCGCTGTGGAAGAGGATTCGCTGACGAAGCGTATATTAACCATTGTGATTTTATACTCATGGTAGGCTTTGAGAACTCCACCTGAAAGCGCGATGCTCTCTGATAGAGACGGCCCGAAGGTGACAGTTCCTGAGGAACTATCCTTGATTGAGTCCTTGTTGAAGATGAAAGTTTCGCTGTTGCTCGACCTTCCTCCAACTCTATTTCGGTTCCTGCCTCCACTTCGTCGTCTTCGATTTCCCCGCCGTGTGCGCCCAGGGGGTGCGACCACAACGACAGGGCGAACCTGTCGTGGGCGTCTACGACGGCGGGTGCCGCGTGATCCACCATTTCCATTATTATTTCTCCTAACCCCTTCCGTATTCATTAACGATCGCGCGGAACGTGGGCTAAGATTTTAAGGTAGACTAAGTAAATGCCTGCTACAGAAAGTGGGATTGCGGAAAGAAATCCAGACGCAAATCCTGCTAAAAATTTGTAATCTATTGTGTCAGGCTGTTGGTAATCAGACTTGAACTTCCAACGCTTGCAACTGATGTATGCTTGGCTAGTTATATGCTCTCTCTTCAATTATTTTGTGGCAGTACTGGAGAGACTAACCACTGGTGAAGGAGAGCAACGGAATCTGGGTCATGCCGCAATTCGTTTAGAACTGATACACAAGCGGCGATATAGTTGGAGATAACCTCCAGATTCCCACTTCCCGGATTATATCCGAAGATGAGCTTGTACAGCATTTTACGCTCATTCACGGGAAGGGCAAGGTCAGGCGCTCTAAAGATGTGAGAGCAGAATTCCAGTTGTCCTGAAACCTCGACTTTAAAACCTAGATCTTTATACACCTCTAGGTTAGTGTTGACTGATTCGAGAGCATCGTCTCCCATCGCCATGGCCCAGTCAGCCCCACAGTGGTAGGCGGCCATAACTCGGATCCTTGAATTTGAGCTACTTGTGTTGTAGCTACCGGACTTCTGAACGCCGGGGACCCTTTGGGCAAGGAGTGTGCCATCGCTCAAACACAGGACACTATTGCAGATGCACTTCAGCCACACAGATCGTAGCTTTTCCGTTGTCGGATTTAAGTCCAGTGTGAGTTTGTTGCGGACGACCATATCGTCATGTAGCATCCATTCCGCAACGCTCCAGTCAAATCCAGAGCAATCAGTCGGCACAAGGTACTTCTCCCACGAGGTAATCACTTCCTCTGGTGGGACTTCCACTTGCGCGGCCAGAGCTTGTACAAACTCTAGCACTTGCTCATCCGTAGACAAGCCAAAACCGGGTTTTGAGGGATTTGCCCTCCAAAGAGCGATTTCTCGCTTGTTCTGGTTTTGAAACAGAACCCGGGCTACCAATTGATCTACTAGTGAAACGCTCATGATGAGGCGGTAGCGGCCTTCATCGAGTTTGGATTGCTTGTGTGGTTCTCTCTTCACAAATGTCCTTATCGGATCACAGAGACCAGCTTGCACAAGCTCTTCAGCGCTCATATCAGAGGACTCGACTTCCAACATCTTCTGTAAACGGTTGAAAGTGAGTCGGGCGAGCACTGGCAGGAGTTTCGGGTCTTCCACCCAACCTTTATGAGTGGGCCTTCCATAGGCGATGTACGGCACGCCTATACCTGCATCAAGCTCCAGAGAGAGGACGGCTGACTTAAAATCTTCCAGAAATTGCCGCCACTCGAGCTTGTTCCCTCTAGTAGCTGTGGGGCCAAAAGTTTTAACATTAGAGGAAGCCTCCACAGTTTTATTTATGACGCGCTCCCGGTCCTCAGATGACGGGATTTTAGCTAACTGCGCGCGTTGCAGCCACCTCTCTGCTTGTAAAGTGAGAGAGGTTACCTCGGCTTGGGGGCCTACTGTTGGCCAGCCGAAGCCGGAGACTTTCTCTCCCAGCTCAGGGTGTTCTTGGATGAGCTGGGTGCCCCATTCACAACCTTTGATTTGCTTTGGGTGGTAGTACTGGGGGAGGCTTCCGCATTGTTGGAACCCTGGGATCTCTTGTAAGGAGGCTGGTACCTCCCATTTGTAGCTTCCTTCGAAGTATCGTTGGAAGTTCTCCGCGGTCGTCTGCGCCGCTGGCTTCCCTGGGGTTTCTTCATGGCTTTCTGGGCCACTACTTCCACTACTTTCTTTTCTATAGTGGAGAGATCGATCCTCTCCACTAGCTTCTCCAAAAGCTTCTCTAAATATTTTTCGCCGCCGTCGGCTGATTCTGGAAGCTTTGAGGGGGTGGACGATGCGGGGGCCTTTTCGGCCTCTACCTTCTTCTCCTTGCCCTTCTCTTGTACTGGGGCAGGGTTGCTGTTGGTTTGGCAGGCAGCTCTGCCTTTCTCGTTTCCCGACTCGGGAACACGTGGATACCACTGCCGGGATTTGCTCACCGGCGGAGTTCCCTCAGCACCGCTCTTGGGTTTAGCTTCCTGAGCTACGGGTGCCGGGGCGGGTTTGCTCTTGACTTCGGCTTCGAAGTCTTCATAATCTGCCCAGTTCTTCCCAGTATGGCTTTTGAATTTTTCTAACTGGGGATATGAGGTGACGCTTTTCATCATCTCACTTAGGTCCTCATCAGTGAAGACTCGACCCTGGGGAGCAGTTGTTTCAAACACATACCGTGGGGTCGTCAAACCGGGGACAGGAGGGATCGTTGCCATCACATTAAAGTTTTGTTCGTTCTCACCTCCAGCGTGCACACCCACTATAGTTTTGCCATTAAAGATCGGGGTGCCAGAATGTCCAGGCTCTGAGTTGCAGAGCGTTGTGGCAAACCAGTGATCACGTGGACCTACAATCTCACCATGATCAGCCATCCACTCGTTTTTCTCTATGAAGAAGAACCGCATCTTAGATTTAGCAAGTTGTGACGCGGAAACGAAGTGGGCTCCTTTACAGCCTAACAGGCTCTCCCAATTTGGAGGCCCGCTCATTAACATGAAATCTCCTTTTTCTGAAGAGATCAGAGGTGTGAATAGGCGGAGTGGTATTTTATTAGGTGTTTTCGTGGAGGTCACCTTTCCTCCGGGAACCCCTGTGCCCACGTGGTGACAGGTCATGAGGGCTAGAGTGCCGTCATATAACCGTACACAGCTGGCATACCCGGCATGAGAGTTGTCTTCATGTTGCACGAGTAGCACGCTTCCACGGGGGGGGCTCTGGGGGATTTTCAAAGAAATAAATCCCTTAACTTGTTTTTCTTCACTGTAGTTCCTTCTGAATTTGGGAACCGTGAAGATAATCTTCCCCGCCTTTAATATGAGCAGAGCGAGGCAAGTGGGCCAGCCGGTAAACATCCATCGCAATGCCACCACCATAAATGTTGTGAAGGCATAAAGCAATGCGAGACATACGACGGGTATGGTAAATGTCGTCACCAGATAAAAGGTCCAGGAGACAATGACCCAGATGCCAAAGCTCCACAATGAGACCACGGTCCACAGAAAGCTTTGGAAAGCTCCCTTCAACCACGCCTTCGCAGTGGTGAGTCCATACGCGCAGGAATCTTGAAAACTCTTCTGCGCCTTGGAAGAGAGGCGTCTGGAATCTCTGGATATAACTTGCCATAGCAGATCCAGCGCGTCTCTTAAGGTGGGCTCGTGGGGCTCCGAGGTTACTATCGGTTTGGAGCCAAGCGGAGGACGAGGCCTTTCCGTTCCAGCAAGGAGTGATGTTAACTCCACAGTAAAGAGCGAGTTTAGAGACTCGCTTCTGTTCCCGCTTGCCGTTCCGGTGCGGTGTATTCCCTGATAAAAAGGGACATTGGCTGCTGAGAAGGAAAGGGAGGAGAGCACAAATAGAGCAAAGAAAATGGTTTGTAGTCTCATTTTCTTGTATGGTTACGAGGTATTGACTTAAGAATACTGCTAAATTTAGGATTCTCTCTCTGTAACCAAGCTTGCGAGTGAGGGAGACTTTAAGATGGCTTCCGTTGATCAGTTCAAAGTTCATAAAACTTGAAGAAATCACTAGCAAGGGCTCTCTCTCTTCGTATATTTTGT